ATTACGTTCGTAACGTTCGCGGTAAAATTGGAAAAAAAAGCAGAACATCTAACACACAAAAAGAATTGATTGACACAGTACAAAGACCTTCCAACCCGTACGCACTACCGAAGTCGTACGCGAAGAAACGTAGACACGTCGAATTGAAGGGGAATAAGTTCTTAATTCTTTGTGACCTTCACTTTCCCTACCAAGACAACGAAGCTATTCAATGCGCTATTAATGAAGGCCTCAAACAGGGCTGTGATTCAATTGTTTTGAACGGCGACGCGTTAGATTGTCACATGATTAGCGACTTCGTTAAAGACCCTCGTAAACGTAAATTCAAAGACGAACTATATTCTATTCGTCAATTCCTTGCATCGCTTCGACACACGTTCCCGAACGCAAACATTTACTACAAAGAAGGTAACCACGAAGAAAGGTACTGGCGTTATATGCGAATCAAAGCTCCCGAACTATTCGACATTGACGCGTTCGACTTTCCAACGTTAACACATTGTGATAAACACGACGTTAAATGGATTGACGGAAAGAGTAAGTTAAACATCGGTAAACTTTCAATCTTTCACGGGCATGAATTCGGAAAACAATTTCTTCCATCTGTCAATGTAGCGCGTGGGTTGTTCATGAAGACGAAGGTTTCGTCGATGTGCGGACACCATCATCAAACAGCGGAACACAACGAACGTGACGCGAACGGTAAGTTCATAACTTGTTGGGGTGTTGGTTGCTTATCTGAATTAAGTCCCGACTACAACCCCTATTCGAAATATAATCATGGCTTCGCTATTGTAAGTAAAGGAAAAAATGGTTATTTTAGCGTTCAGAATCTTCGAATACACGAAGGTCAAATTTTATAACCTAAAAAAACAACTATGATTATTGCAACTATTTTTCTTTGCACCGCGCTTGTTGGCGTGTTGTGGATTCAAGGCATCGACAAGATGTCGAAAGAACATTCGGACTACAACGGAAACGACTTAATCTAAACACAATGGACGAAAGAAAATACCAACCAGACGCACTTGTTGTAGTAATTGCAACAAGTCTTTTTTGGCTACTTGTTTGCCTTGCATTCTGGAACTTTAACCCGAAGATTGAGACGCAAGTACAAATACAAAAACAGGACAGCATCATATATTACAATACAGGCGAATACGATCGTTTGTTGCAAGAAGAAATAGACTTATACGGAACATACAGAAGATATGAAGACGCTCAATCTACGGCCAAAGCCGCCTATCAAAGAACTCGTGATTCTATTATTGTTCGAGATACTATTGTTCGTGTGGATGTGGTACGTTTGGTGAATTCCTGCGATAGCGTTATTGCTTCCGATTCACTTGTTATTGACAACCTAAAAGAACAAATTAACATCAAAGACGAAAAGACGGAAAACTTGCAAGAAACAATAGGTGCTTATGAACAGAAGACCGTCTTGTTGAGCGAAGAAATAAACAGTCTTAATGCGGATAAAAAGAAATTGGAGAAACAAAAAAAGCGCAGAAACCGCGCCTTAGTTGTTAGTTCAAGTGTCGCTATTTTGTCGACGTTTGTTCTTTCAATTTTACTTTAGATTCGGGAACGTAGAACTTCAACGAGAACTGAATCGCTTCACTTAAGAAAGTGTTGCGGCTATTTTCTCCACGTTTTTCGTCTATCTCGTTCCATAGGTCTTTGTGCAAGTAGACACAAATTCCTTTTTTAGTTTTGCTTTCTGGCATCTTCTTCAATTTTTAGTTTCTTCAAATACAACGCAAGGTCTAACGCTTCTTCGTATGCGTGTTGTAGCCACTCAGAGCGCGTTAAGTCTTGTCGGTCGAGTGTTGTTCCGTAGGTCTCCATTCCCTTCAATTCTCGCGCTTCTAATTCAGCAATAACTTGCGTGAGTAAATTACTTTTCTTCATTCGGTTTAGACATCATTGAACCAATCATAAGCGCAAGATAAATTTTCTCTTTCGCGTTCAAGTCTTTCCGTTGTGAAAGTTCAAGGAGAATGTCTCCGAGAATCTTTCCTTGTTGAAAGTAGTTCGCAAGCGAATTAACAATTTCGCGCTCACGATCATAAGTCATTTTGAGCGATTCGTATAGTGGTGTATTTTTCATTGTGCTAATATAATTAAGTTATGCTAACCAACAACATATTGTCCATAAGAAGGATTGAGTTCGAAATACATTCGCATCATTATTGCGTCTGCAACGTCTGGACTTATTCCTTCGCGGTTCTTGATTACATCCTTCGGTGTGACTTGCAACTTTCCGTCTACGTCTGCGCGGTGTCGTTTAATCATTTCCAATTCGCGAATGATTTGTTCCTTTCGTGTACTGGATAAGATAGTGACTTTGTTTTCTTCAACGTATTGAGCAAGTTTGTAGTAACACTCGCTTTTCAGATTTTGGTATTGTGGGTGTTTTGGTTTAGATCCGTTGACGAACCCTCGACATTTTAAGAAGTCAACCACACCACCACCTACTCCGTCTTCGTCGCAGACTACGTCTTGCAATAAAATTGAGTGCTGTTGACAGATTAAGCGAACTTTGTTTACTACTTCGTCCAACGCTGCACGATTGAGTTCAATTATATCTATAACGGTAAGACCTTCCCAAACAATAATAATCGTTCTGTCCTTCCCAAAACGCGCTATGTCGGCTGTGATATACTTCTTGCCTTCATTGATTACTTCGTTCCTAAACATTCGAAGAAGATTCTCCGTGTTGAATAGCTTGTCGCTGTCGTCATCGAACTCCCAATTGCCTTCCAAAAGTCTTTTGCGGTCGTATTCGGGAAGTCTTCTAAGAGATTCGATGTAAGCAACCGGTAAGAACGGATTATCTTGTGGTAACGCTTGAACAAACGCACGATGCAACGGTAGTTCGTTCCTGTTGTTTTTCATGTAAAATTCATTGTAAAGCCAACCTTTCGCAGGGTTACAGGATAAGAAACCTTTCGGAATAAGACCGAACTCGTTCAACTTGTAACGGCAACGAGAGTGAACAATGCTCACCGCCTTTTCTGTTACTTCGGAACATTCGTCAATGAAGTAGTCTGTGATTTCTAACGATCCGAGTGAATTGAAGTTCACGTCAGAAGGATAAGCGAATAAGTCTTTTAAAACAATTTCGCTTCCGTTAAAAAACTTAATCACGTTGGATTGTCCGTTGAAAGTGTAATGTTTATTTGCTATCAATCCAAACTCTTCAGCCGTTTCGAAGAACGTGTTTAACGTCGTCTTTTTGAGCGTATCTAGTTTGCTTCGTCCAATTAAAGAACGCGTCCCTGCATACTTCAAACGACGCTGTATTTGCCACATACAACCAAACTTCGTCTTTCCACCACCCGCCGCGCCACCGTATAACAATTGCTCAACGATACTATCGGTGTTCAAATAGTTCAACGCTTCAATTTGACGCGGCAGGTATTCGGGTTTATATGGTTGCATTAAAATAGTGTTAGTTGATTTTCAACCACAGGACAAAGTTCGTCTTGCAGTATTTGAACAATGCGGTCGTACTTCTTCGCGTCGTTGTTTTGCTTCACCTGGTGAAGTAGCAATTCAAGACCAGCGTTGAAGGCTTCGTCTTTCGTTTTATAAACGTTGTATTGAGCGTGGTAAATCAAAGGCTGCGACCAACCTTGATTCTGTCCTTTGAAACTAATTGAATAACTCCAATTTCCTTTTTGAACAATGGCTACGTTTACTTGCGCTTCATAACCCTTTATACATTTGTAGGTGTATAAAATAGGGTTTTCGCAAACACCTTGTTCATTGAATATAAATTGGTTCATTGTTTAGACAAATAAAGTTTATACAACTCACGGAAGCCTTCGAACTGAATTGATTCTTTTAGTAGTTGACGTTTGCGGTCACTCATTCGTTCAACCATTCCTTTCGAAAGTTGTTGTTCATTGAAGACTGTCTTTCTTGCCTTCGCTTTACAAAGATTGTATTCGTCGTCTGTAAACGTTTCAGCCGTTATACGTTTACTTTCTTCTAACCACCGCATCATTGACACCCCGCGCAATTCTAACGTCGTGTATTTGCCTTGTTTGAAGCTGTCTATATCTTCCTTCAACATTCGTCTCCAGCTATCGTCGTTCACCGCCATTTCGTTTTCTTTTATTTGTTGTGATTTTTCTTCTATCGCGTTTGCTATTTCACGTTGTATTTGTAAGTTCGCTTTGTCCCTGTGTGGTTTGTAGTGCGTCAACACATCGCCTATAAACGACACGCTCAACGCTCCAAAGTGTTCACACTTTTTACTCAGTTCATTCGCTGCATTTAGTTCAAACGCTAAATTGAAGTGTTCAAACGTAACCCAACGAAAGTGCTTCCCAATGAACTCGTGAAGCATTTGTAAAAGTTGCGCTTCTGGAAGTGCTATTCCATACATCGCGCATACTTTCGAACATAACTTGACAAAAGTTGGCAAGTCGTAATCTGCTACAAATGCGCTTTCTCTTTCCGCACGATCAACCCTTTGTGTAGTTGTGAGCGTCGTTGTAGATGCGTTGCGCAGCGTCTGAATCGAATTTTCCATTTTTGATTTTTGTATTTTGGTTTGTTGTTGCGAATGTACTTAAATCCCATTTACGAACCGCAGCCTTCCAATCTTTCATTGGGTTGCGTCCTACCTTCCAACCATTCGCTTCGTAGTGTGCGTGGAATTTCTCGGTAAATTTTAACGCGTCGTCGTTGCTTAATTTCTCACAAGCGTATTCGTATATTTCAACAACCGTTGGTTTGACGAACGCTGTCTTTTTTTCTTTCGTTGGTGCTGGAAGGTTAGCCTGTGGAACAGACAAGCGAATAAGAATATCGTTTATCTTTTGTTCCTGTTCCTTAACCTGCGCTTCGAGAATCTCGATTCTCTTTTTGAGTTGTAGTATTAGCATCATTTTGTTTCTCCATAAGTTTCGTTGTAGTATTGTTCTCCGTTTACACTCTTGTGGTTACCACCATTGATGTAACCAATTTCGTGAGCATCCTTAATCTGCTCCTTCTCCATTTGCTTGGCTTGGTTTTCAATTTCTATTTTTCTTTTGTCGAACTCTAATATGGTTATTCCTTCAACATCATACTCATATTCAAGTTTATCGAGTTGTTCAATGTGCCAATCAACCGCAGTTTGTTTACTCATCTTGACCTCCGTAAGTTTCGTTGTAGTATTGTCTACCACCAACAATGATGGGATACAACATATCATTTTTAGCATCAACTATCTGCTCCTTCTCCATTTGCTTGGCTTGTTGTATCTCCTCATCAGTTAATACGGGAGTAAAACCATCCTTGTTTAGTATGCTTACTAATAAGTCAACCGCAGTTTGTTTACTCATTGTCACCTCCTTTGATTTTATCTCTCATCCATTTAGCACCTTCCGTGAAACTGAGATAATCAACCGCTAATATTTTTTCAGCAAGTTCATATATCTCCTCATCAGTTGGTAGTTCTTTAGATGGTTTATTAAACAAGCGTGGGTTAAATTCTTTTACCAATCTCTCTTTATATTCAGTTTCCTCCATTTGCTTGGCTTGGTCAAAATGTTTTTGTGAAAGAGTCCCTTTGTTATCCCAATACGCTTGTTCCAACCATTCAACGGCAGTTTGTTTCTTTTCCATATTGTTTAAATTTAAAACTTCATTTGGTTCACTACCGAATTTAGCATTTGGATTATCGTAAATAAAATAATTGATGTGTTTTTGACAGTCCGTAATGTCTCCTTGGCTGATTATTTTCTTTTCCATAGTTATTTAGTTTTTGGTTAGTCCCAACCCTCCCCTTTGTAATCGTCTGCGTCTTCCTCGCGTGTGCATTCGTAGCAAAGACCTATTTCGTCTTCGAATAACTCCTGCACGTCTGAATCGTCCCAGTCACGATATTTTCTGTTTGTTCTTTTGATTTCTGAAATGCGTTCTTCAATTTGGTCTGAATCGCAATAACGGCAATAGTCGCTCATACATTTTTGATTTTAAGGTTTATTTTAATTTGGCTTTTCTTTTTGCTTCGAGTTGTTTTTGATGCTCTAAGTGTTCCACAAACTTAGTGAAAAATTTAATAGGTTTAGCATAACCCATCTCATTCATCAATTCACAGATACGTTCAACGGTTGCCGCGTAGGCTTTGTCGCACTCGATTTGCCACGTTGCTTGTTTGATTCCGTGCATTACTGTCGCGTGATCCTTTCCGTAGTGCTTACCAATTGAATCAAAAGACTGAAAGTAACAAGGACGAATTAAAAAGAAAATGATTTGTCGTGCAGTTACAATCTCGCGTCGTCTTGTTGGTGTATAAAGCGTTTGCGACTGAAGACCTAACACGCTGCAAACAACGTCTTCGAGTGCTGACCAGAATACCTCACGTTCGTTTTCAAGTTCCTGCTGTTGTTTGATTTGTTCGGTAGATAGACGCTCGTATTTTGGAGTAAGCATCAACCAAAGCGTTTCGAAGCGTTCCATGTGCGCGAATGGAATCATGTCCAACATTTGCTGTCTTATTTGTTCGTTAGTCATGTTTGTAAAAGTTTTCTTTGTACAACTTCATTAATCTTTGTTCCTGCTCAATGTAATCTTTTCCAGTTAGACCTTTCAAGACTGCTTCTTTTAGTTCATCGTTCCAATGTTTTTCAAGGCATACTGATAATATTCTCACAGTAAGATCGTCATGTTCTTCTTTTGTTAAATTCATCTTTGTGTTTATTTATTTATTTTTTCTTCGTGAATGTTAAAGAATCTTCCATATTTATTGAGAGCGTAATCAAACGCATCATGCCACGTTCCTGTAAATTCTTCTGGAGTCCAAACTTCTTTTTTCTTTACAATTGTGCAATGAACATTTGCGTAAATGAAATACGTTTTCACTTCATTGTTTTCCTTTTTTTCCTTTTTTATAAATTCACATTCATCAAATGGTTTATCAGAAAAACCTTTTTGTAGTAGTTCAAGTTCTTCGTCTTTTCCATACACGTCAGTATATTGTTTAAGCCAGTCTGCGTCTATTGGTTTAATTCCTAACATAACGTTATAAGAAACATTTTTACCTAATCTTTCTGATTCGCTTGTGTATATTTCAATATAATATTTTGTTATTTCACAAAGCAAAAAAAGTTCTTTATCTCCTTCATCTGTAAATTCTAAAAAGCCAAGATTTACATAGTAATCGTTTTGTAATTCTTCAAATCTTAATGTTTCCGTACTAATCATTTTCTTCGTTTATTAATTTGGTTGGTGTAAAGGTTGAAAAAACTTCTTCTCTTGAAAGTCCTGTGTGCAAACAAATGTTGTTGAAGTCTTTGATTCTCATTCGTTCGGGGTGAGCGACGTAAAGTCGTGCTGTTGGATCGCTTATGCGCAGAACGTTCTTGAAGTTGTTCATCGTCTTGAATTGACTTTTTACAAGTCGACCGAATGGTGTTTTATAGATTGCTTTATTCATTTCTTCAATAGTGGTTTAATCAATTGCGATTTCTTCTTATTTGAGACGTGGTTCGTTCCGCGTAGTTCTGGGTTGTGTTCCTTAATCAATCGCGCTATGCGTGTGATATTGTCCGCGCTTACATATTTTCCACTTTCGTACATAGCGAAGAAATTACTTGTTATGTCTTTGCGTTCTTCGAACTGTTGTTCCCAAACTTTCACACAAAGTGCTTTGTTGTTATTGCGAAGCGTCTTGTATTTTTTAAGTAGATTCTTAACGCGCTTTTCAAGTGATACTAATTTTTTCATTGTATGGTTTTTGATTCATTAAGTGTAATAAAAGGGCATTATGTCTGAGATAACACCCTTTTAAGACACGTTATTAATTTAGAATGGTAACTCGTCTTCGTCTTCTTGCGTTGGCTTAACTAACCCGCTTTGTTCTAACATTGCCTTCGCTTTGTTCATTTGATCTGCAGAACGCTCCAACCGGTCAGAAAATTCTTTCGAAGAACTCACTTTGTTTTGAAGCCATTCTGGAAGCATCTTAAAACGCAAGTCAAAGTCTTCGCTATCGTAGTCCAACAGGAACGCTGCGTTAACTTGTGGTGGGCAAGTCATACCCTTAGCAAGTGGTGACGCTCCTTTTAAGTCTGCGTAAGTGCGCCCTGTGTTCGCTGTGCGGTGCATAACGCTAACCATTGCTTCCTTGCCTAACAAAGTACCGATGTCGAATTTGTTCGCTTCTCCGTCGCTCATTGCCTTACCTAACCAAGATTGAACGAAGGCGCGTAAGCCACTCTTTTCGTGCATTGACAAAGTAAAGTCGCGACCAATTGAGAAAGGTTGTTCGCCTTTGCCGAAGTCCGCTGTTTCAAGTGGTAATTCAAAGACTAAGCGAACTTTGTTAACGAGTTTCTCTTCACCTTGATAAGTGTCGACGATTGTTCCGATGTGGATGATTTGGTAGCAACGTGCGACGTGCGTTCCTGCAGGTACTGTTTGACCCCCGCTGTTGTTGTTGTTGTTTTGGGCAATGATGCTCATGTTGTTGTTGTTTATTTTGTTGTTATTAAATGAATTAACGTATTGTTCGAACTTTATAGCGAGTTCTTCGTCGCTTTGAATATGCCTCAACTGGCTGTCGTGAATATCCGACTGCTCGTTGATTCGTTTGAAGTATCCCATTTTAGATATGGTCTTGAAAGATTCGGTAGTCGAACTCAAAAGTGATTCCGTCTTTCTTCAAACGAACGTAGTGAAGATCGTATTCGGGTTCATCACGTCGAAAGAATCGACCAAGAACATCGAACTCAAAGACGTTTCCATTTTCGTCTGTGAACTGGCGACCTTCATTTTCGTGAAACCAACCGTTCTCTTGTTCGAAGTTTTCTGCAATGCCTTTGATTTCTTCATTTAGACGCTTGATGTCGTCCATTGAAAAGTGATAAGTGATTTTAGGATTGTACATTGATTTGATTTTTAGTTGTTGCAAATGTATTCAATTAGTTGATCGTTCCAACGCGCTTCTGAAAGTTTTTGACATTTCTCAATGTTGGCTGCAATTTCGTTGTGCGTTAGGTTGTATGCTGACGCTGACGAATAAACGCAAACAAAGTTACTTTTCTTTTGTTGGTGTTGGTAGTTCTTTCCAATGCGTTGTAATAATGTGCTTGAGTACTCGTTCAAGTTTGTCAATTCTAAAGGCGCAATACGCATCCCAATCCAATGTTCCATTTCTCTTATCACCCCAATAATTTTGGGCGATGATAATAGATTCTTGAATTTCATTGATGTCTTCTGGAAATAGAAGTGGTGTTTTACATTTGTTTTCATTGTTCATCTGATTTATGGTTTTAATTTAGATTTCTTTTGTTTCAAGGACTGTTTGTATTGGTACGAAACACGCAGCTTTGTCAAATTCCTCTTTGGCTTCTTCGTAAGTTCTAAAAATACGTTGGTATGCACCGTCGATTTTTATCCAATACTTTGTTCCGTTGTAGGCTTGTTCTTCGATTAATTCTACTTTCATTTGTTTATTGTGATTTGATTATTTACTAAATTGTTTAATGTGTCTAAAAATTCTTCAAATACATCAGGTCTTAATGTGAATCCAAATTCCTTTTCGTCTTTAAGAATTTCAACCGACAAATACAATTCGCCACCTACTCCATTTTCTACCAAGCTTACTTCAGCTCGAAAATCAAATTCACGATTATCAATGTGCTGAGTTATGTGTTTAATAACAAAAGGTCTTGGCGCACCGACTGGAAGGCTGTCATTTGTTTTAGGATTAGCGCGATACTTTGTATCCCATTGAGAAGTAAAATTCATTTTGTGTAGTGATTTGGTTGTTGTTCTAATTGTCTTGTTTGTTCGTCAACCGTTCCTGCGATTAACATTGCTCCGAAAAGAAGTGCGATGTAGAGTAGTGTTTTTTTCATTTGTTTTTGTTATTAGATTAATTGAAACCAAGTGCGTGCTAAAAAATCTGAATACTCGTTAATATAAGCAAGTATTTTTTTATCTGATTTTGACTTTTGCATTTCTAAACATTTAACGTCTGTTGTTGTGTTCCAGATATGTGATAAAATTGCATCTACATTATTCATAGTCTTAAATTCAATACCTTCAAATCTAACTTTCTTAACCCATACTTCTGCTTTGTATGCAAATCTTGAGCTTTCAAAGTTTCTTACTACTTTAACTGATTCGATTTTGATTGCGTTTAGTGTTTTCATTTTGTTTATCTTTGGTGTTGTTGTTAATTGTTTGACAAATATATGCTAAACTTTTGAATACGCAATAAAAAAATAAACTTTTTTTGAAAATAATTTCTAACTGATTGAAAATGAATGTAAAAACTTTTAAGAAAACATACAAAAAAAGTAGTGTGAAGCGTAAAATTGCACCCGAATCTGAATCTAATCAGCAAGAAATAGTAATTAAGTACCTTCGTTTAGCATATCCCGACGCGTTGTACTGTGCTTCCGCAGGTGGTATGAGAACAAGTTACTTGCAAGCGATCAAGATGAAACGCACCGGTTACGTCAAAGGCTTTCCCGACTTGTTCATTTACGAACCACGCGGAGAATATCACGGTCTTGCTATTGAAATGAAGAAAGAAAAAGGGGGTGTTGCATCGCCAGAACAAAAGCGTTGGCAAGAGCAATTAAGAAACAGGGGCTACGCTTCGTATATTTGTAAGGGAAATGAAGAAGCAATCAAAGTTATCGACGAATATTTTGCAATATGACACCAAAAGAAAATGAAGTTAATTGGTTAAATCAATTGTTTGAAGATATTATTGAAAAGAATAATTTAGAAATTGAAAATCTAATTTGGCAGCACCCACTTGACACTTGACCACTACATAGAAGGACATTACAAAAAGTTCAAAGAACTTGCGAAGAACATTTCGCGAGGCGAGGACTACTACGAGGATCTTCTTCACGATTCTTTGCTTTCTATGTTTGGAAGTAAGCACATCGAGAATCTAATCGATACAGGCGACTTTGAGTTCTATTTAATCCGTGTAATGTATCTGGCAGTTAACTCACCAACCTCTCCATTTTACAAGCAAACGATAGCCTGGAACAGAAATAGACGCGACTTTAAAGAATATGCGCACGAAGTTGACAAGACTTGGCTCGGCGCACGAATGACCAACGAGCAACTGGACATTCTTATTAGTCGATTGAGTGAGTTTGAGAGGCTTATCTTTCAAGAGTACATATTCGAAGGTTTCACATATCGTGAGCTGTCCAAACAAACGGGAATACCAACCCCATTCTTGTATCGAACAATTGATAATATCAAACAAAAAATAAGAGCAAATGTTATTCGCAAAAAGTAATGAGTACAAACGCAGGTTAGAAATTTGTCGCACCTGTAAATTCTTCGAACCATCAACGCAAAGCTGTGGGCCATTGATCGTTGGCGACGAAGTAGAAACCGAAGTCCTATTCAGAAAGAAGTCAATCAAACTTTGTGGGTGTGTTATGCCTATCAAAGCAAAGTTAGCGTTTGCTTCATGTCCTGCTTCAAAATGGAACGGTGTATTGTCTATGGAAGAACAAATTGAGTTTAAGCGTTTCTTGCTCGATATGAAAGCGCAAGGACGTTTAGAAGACGAAGACATGCTAAAGTTCTACAAATTCAAAGACAAAGCCACAGGAGCGTTCAACGAACGTTCAACGTGTCCGCCTTGTGTCAAGAAAGACATCAATACGTTTCTTGAATCAATGAAGGATGTTGAAATAGGTGAATAACTTTTAAGGCAACTTTTGGAAGTAACAACGTATATTTGTTACAGCCAAGCATTGCGAAACTACCCCCTTTTATTTTTGCTTGGCGGCTGAAATAATTGGGGGTATATTTTTTATCGTCGGGAGTATTGAACGGCAGGGTAAAAGACGAATAAGGGCAACTGTGGGATTGTGTTATTAGCCCAATGGTATGACAAAGGAATAAGCCATACGACACACGGAGAGGCAATTCTTCGAAAGATAGATTCCAGACTAACGGACATTGCTGTTCACGTTAGGACACGACAGCGAGAGACTCATTCGACGGAGTAATTATCGCAAAAGTGAGAGTCCAACACATTAAGAAATTAGTGTGCTTGGATACTTCTATCTCTCACTTAGCTCCAGATCTAATCTCGGGAGTAATTAGTATAGTGAGTGTTTTTTGAATTTAAAGAATAACAATAATGACATACATCGTAAGAGCAAAATACAAAGGTGACATTCTTTGGAATGAAGAATTTGAAACACACGAACAAGCATTTGATTACTTTTATGCACACGCACAATATATGTGTAAAACAGCAGGTAAAGATTACGCTTTTACTTATGACAAAGATAATCCTTGTGTCACATTGAAAGAAATTGAAATAATCGAAAATAAATGATAATCATACCAGCTCAACTTGAAAGCGTAGGTACGCGAAAAGACAAGACGCTCAAACTAACCTTTGGCACTAATGAACTTTCACCTGCTCAAGCGTCCGAACTATTTACAATCGCAAATCAGTTCGGTTATCTTGCCTTCAAAGATGAAGATTTTAAGCGCGAAGAACTGGACGCGGTAGAAAGTCTAAAGAGCGAGTTAGAAGATACGCTTAAGAAACCCTCACAACGATTGCGTGGTGTTCTCTTTCGACTATTCGAACAAGACAACGACGGATTCAAAACATTCTCAAAATACTACGATAGCAAAATGGAACAACTTATTAACCATTACAAAGGTAAATTAGGGTAGTTGTTACCTTCGTAAAGAAAACGAGGGTAGTTTTTATATTTATAAATTATGAGCAAGGAAGAAAACAAACCACAAAACGCAACACTAAAAAAGAATGCTATGCTAAAGGCTCTCGAAAGCACTTTAGGAGTAGTAACTTCTGCGTGTGAGATTGTAGGCATAGACAGAACAACACACTATCGTTGGTTGCAAGAGGACGAAGACTACAAAGCAAAAGTTGAATCATTGTCAGACCTTGCTGTTGACTTCGCAGAAAGTCAGTTGTTTGAATTGATTAAGGGAGCGCACCGCGAGGTGTCAACACCAGATGGTGAAGTAATCCGTATTCAAGACGCACCCAACACAAGCGCAACAATTTTCTATTTGAAGACACGCGGAAAGAAACGAGGGTACGTTGAGCGAAATGAAATTGCAGGTGTTAACGATGCTCCGATTCAAATAATCATAAACGACAAATTATAACCACCAATTCGACAAACTACCGAATGAGTAAAGCAAATTTGACATTTGACCTCGACGACAGGGACGATCGTATTGAGTTCGAGCGCATGATGAAAGCTCGCGATATGGCAATGATGTTGTGGGAGTTGGATATGAATGGTTACCGCAAGTTTACCAAGTACAACGAACGTCAAGAAGCCGCGTATCAAGAAGGGATCGAAGAAGTGTTTGAATACATTCGCGGACTACTCAAAGAACATCAAATCGACGTTGAACAATTAATTGTATAACGCGCCAAAACGCGCAAAAAAAATAAAGTAATGGCGGACATCACAATGTGCGAAGGCATTAACTGCAACCAAACAAACAGCTGTTATCGGTATCTCGCAAAGGCGAACCCATACAGACAATCATATTTCGCAGATTCACCAATGAAGGACGGGAAATGTGAAATGTTTTGGGACACGAGCGAAATTAAAACGCCCCCGAAAGGGTAAACTTATAATGTGGATTCGTCACAATTGTAGGTTAAATTTGTGACAAAGAACGAAGAACTAAACTTAAAATAAGGAATGAGTGAAAACAAATTAAACTTCTTGAAGTCTCAAATCTCAGCCTTCAACCCAACGTGGACGAAGGAACAAATAGAGATGGAAGCGATACGAATATACAACGAAGCAAACACTATCGACGACGACGAAGAAGGTTGTTTGTATTGTGGTTCATAAACAAATAAATACGAATAAATGAGTATAAAAGTAAGTATACCCGCTGACTATTCAAGTGTAACAGTTAAGCAATACGTTGACTTTCACAGCGCAAAGAATGACATTGAACGCCTGGCGTCCGTGTCTAACTTAACGAAAGAACAAGCGGAACAAATTCCCTTCCAACACTTGCCGACCTTACTCGCAGCATTTGAAGGAACACTACTAAACGAAAGCGCGAAGTTCTTCGAGACGATTACGATCAAGGACAAAGACTTTGGTTTCATTCCCGACCTTTACTCAATCTCAATGGGTGAGTACGCGGATATTTCAACGTGGGCGTCGGACGTCTCAACCAACATGGTAAAAATCATGGGAACGCTTTATAGACCCATCGACAAACGCGTGGGTTCAAAGTACACAATAGTACCTCACAGCAAAGCAAACCGCGAACAAGTTCAAGAGTACGTCGAGCAAATGACGCTCGAACAATTCAACGGTGCGATGCTTTTTTTTTCGACTTTGCTAACCGAACTAAGCAACACTTCGCTCGATTATTTGGAGAACGAAGTGAAGAAGTTGACACAGGAATTGACGACGCAATTGAAGACAGAGACAACCTCAACCAAGTCTTAGGACGCTACGGTTGGTATCACCTTTTTATGGAAGCGTGCGGACGCGATATAACAAAGTTGGACGCAATTACGGAAAAAAGTGCTTGGGAAATATTTACATTTATGACTTACTTAATAGACTACAATTATGTCGAACGTACAAAGCTACAACGCGCTTATAGATAGATTCAAAGCATTTGCTTCTGGACACTTTATATTAAAGACCTTTTCACACGGGCAAATAGACACGGCTGACCTTGAAAAGTTTACCGAGTACCCGTTCATGCACGTCGTGCCTTCCAACGTGACGTACTCAAAAGGAATGAAGACTTTTAGTTTTCAGATTGTCCTTGCAGACCTTCCGCGCGACAAAGACGATAAGGTTGAGTTTCAACGTGAGGTTCTTTCAGACCTTCAACGAATTGCAGAAGATTTGGTTGCTGAGATTACAAACCACCGCGTGTTGTTTGGTGACTTAATCACAGTTCAAAACGTAACGCTCGAACCATTCTTAGAAGAGTTTCACAACACGTTAACAGGTTGGACGGTTAGTTTAGATTTACTCGTTCCTTACTATTGGGACGCTTGTTCTATTCCTGCGGAGTGGAACGATTTCTTTGAATCTTCAACAGGTGGCACGGGATCAATTTTGACCTTCATCGATAGCATTACACGCGACGAGAATGGAAACGTTAGCCTTGTCAACGACGAAGCAGAACCTTCGCCAAATTACTACTACGGAACGAATGACGAAGGGGTGCGCGGTTGGTATCTATTGACGGACGAAGTGGGGTTGACGTGCGCGACGATAGGTGATTGTCAAACGATAATAGACATTGAAGCAGCCATTGACGATCTTCAAGAAGAAATCTTGTTGAAGGCGAACACGGCCGACATAAGCGCTGTAGGTTTCTCGAATGATTACAATGATTTAGATAACAAGCCAACCATACCCGCAGCGCAAATACAATCCGACTGGACGCAAACAAACAACGCAGCGTTAGACTTCATTAAGAACAAACCTACCATACCCGCAGCTCAAGTCAATTCAGACTGGAACGCAACGAGTGGAGTAGCTGAGATTCTTAACAAGCCAACTATACCAACAACGCTTCCGCCAAGTGGCGCAGCAGGTGGTGACTTGACAGGTACTTATCCTAATCCAACAGTTCACAGAGTACACGGAGTAGATTTCCAAAGCGGTGCGCCCGCTGTTGACGATACTTGGATTTATGTTTCTACTCCATTAGGTCCACAGCCTTTTCAATGGCAGCACAGCAAGCTTAAGACTTCGCAAGTTCAGAATGATAGCACAGTTACAGGAACGAATGCAGACGATGCGCTTGAGCATTTAGATAGCACCAAAGTTCCAACAACGCGAACAATAAGTACGACAGCACCTTTGAGCGGTGGCGGTGATTTGTCAGCAAATAGAACACTATCAATAACACAGGCGAACACTTCAACGAATGGCTTTTTAAGCTCAACAGATTGGAATACATTCAATAGTAAACTTTCAAACTTAACAGTAGGCACTACACCAATAACAAGCGGTGCAGTAGGTCGTGTATTGTTTGAAGGAACGGGAAATGTATTAGGTGAATCAGCTAACTTATTTTGGGATAATACAAACGCTCGTTTAGGAATAGGAACAAATTCCCCTTCTTTACCATTGAGCGTGGTTGGTAATGGTGTAATAGGACAATCCGCAGCTTTAGGAAGATTAACGGTTGGTTTAGCTCCATCGGGTAACTGGGGTTCAGTTTTGGTGTTGCATGGTTATAACAATAGTTTTAGAAATTTTGAAATAGGTGTAGGCTCGCAAGGTTCTAACTTTTCAATTACTCCAAGCACAGCCTTAGGTGGTAACACATACGCTACTCCTGCTTTCGGAATAAGCGCAGCTTCAAATGTCCTCATCGGCACAACAACAGACGCAGGTTTTAAGCTCGATGTGAATGGGAGCGGAAGGATATTAAATGGCTCTGCTCAATTGCTTGTCAACAATGCTACATATTCAGAATTGGCTTATGGGACAACTAATTATTTTAGAGCGAATGGAGCATCAGCAATAGTTAATGGACCGATTATTCAGTTTTTAAGGTCGGGTAATGAAGTAGCAAGATTCGCAACTACAACAGGAAATTTTCTTATAAATACAACTACTGACATTGCATCTTCCATTCTAACTATTCAATCCACTACAAAAGGCTTCCTTCCTCCTCGTATGACTAATGCTCAAAGGTTAGCAATAGCATCTCCTGCGGTTGGTTTGATAGTTTATTGCACCGATGCAGTAGAAGGACTTTATATAAACAAATCAACAGGGTGGACTTTCGTAATATAAAAATAAACAAATAAAACAATGGCTAAAATACAACCAATAGTCTTTCCTTTAAATCAAGGAACAGCAACAGAAATAAGCGTTCTCATTCTCAATTTCGAAACAAGTGCGACAACTTGCACTACCTACTACGAATTAAAAACAGACGAAGGCAAAGTCCTAAGCAATGGAAATTACACTTTGACCGAAGAGGAATTCGCAGGGTGGGGATATGACAATGAATACGTTGCTGAGTGCGTTGCGAGTGCAATAGGAGTAACAATTTTATCTTTCTAATATGAACTTAACAGAGGAACACTTAAAGCAGTTAGACGCTTTCATTCAAGAAATGCCTGTGAAATTTGGCTTACCATTGATTCAGTTTTTCAATAAGATAAAAGAGGAACAAGAAGCAAATGGCTAACGAATCGAGCGCACCCAACTTCTTCACTGTAGTGAACGACATGGCAAAACGCTTTGTCGAATTAATGCAGTCCGACTATCGATTAAAACGAAAGGTGGGACGCAATTATACGAACGCGGTTGCAAGTGGTACGCTCGAAAAGTCGCTCGCTTATCGGTTGAAGATAAAAGGTTCTTCAATCAATGTTTCGGTCTACGCGAAAGGCAAAGCGTCAAAGTATTTCTTAGCGCGTGAAAATGGACGAAGACCAGGCGCAACACCGCCACCTGTGAGCGCAATTTTAGACTGGATGCGAATTAAGCCTATCAAGTTACGCGACAAAGAAAGCGGTAAATTTAAGAAGCCAACGGAAGCACTCAAAAGACAAGT